AGATAGACTTTGATTAAGAGTATAAAAACCCTCATCATCAATATTATCATCTGCACCACCTAAATCAAAATCACCAGATGCACTATCAAAGTTACCTGTTAAATCTTCAAAATCATTTTTGGTATCTAAAACTATTGAATTAGTGCCAGAACTATCGGTCAATGCTACATCAGTATCAAATGTACCTGCTGTTATATCTTCTGTAAGTGTTTGGATATCTTTAAAATTTTCAGTTATTTCTGCAATATTAGAAAATATTATTGTTTCATTATTACTTTCGTTTCCAAGTTTATCTACAGCTTTGATACAAAAAGCACCACTTCTTGTATTAGTTGTGATTGATGTACCAGATGTTCTAGGAACTTGTAGCCAATTTACTGATTTATTCCATTGTGCATTAGAGGTTACATTTTGGTATCTAATCTCATAGAAAGATACATCAAGATCAGTATTAGCATCCCAATTTAATTGCATTTGAGAATTACCAAGCATATTGACACTAAAATTTTTAACATCAGAAGGTGGTAGTGTTGCACCAATTATTAATCTATCAGCACTTGTGTATGAAGAATTAACACCTATTGAATTGATAGCTTTTACTCTGACATTGTATGTGCTTCCATCAATAACATTCAACATTTCATAATTTAAATCTGATCCCACAGCTAATATTTTAAAATTACTTTCTGTGCTTAATTTAACTTCAACTTGATATTGAGATACGAATTGATCTGGACTAGCACCAACTGCAATATTTAATCTTGTTAAAACAACACCCTCAGAATATTCCACTAGTTCATCTGTTAATGTAATAGAAGCAGGTGCAGAAACAGAAAATGGGTTTGGTAAAGTAGTATCTGGAATTGTTGCTACTTCTTGTTGTGTTCCAAATGTATAGAAACTATCTTGATGTTCTGTCAAACCTAGACTTACTTGCATATCTTTTTTTATACTTAAAGACATAACTCTAAATGCTTTTGCACTAAAAGCAGGTGTTGCATGAGTAATATTAACAATATCTCCTACTGCTAAATCTAAAGCTGTTGCATCTGCGGTTACACTAACATTAAGGATTGATCTACTTTTTCTTAATATAATCTCAGCTAATTCTTGTGCTTGATATGGACTAGTGATTGTAGGAAAATCAAATCTACCTTCTAATAATATACCACCATCAGCAGTTAATAATGTTGCATGTCTATCTGCACTTGCTTCGTTACTATCATCAGCAGGTGGATATTGTGCTTCATCTGATTGAAAATTCTTATCTGGATTAATAAAATTAACAATAACTCTATTATATCTAGAGTTCTTACTTGCACTTGAAACATTTATACCACCTATGATATTATCTTCTGTTAATGTTATTGCGGCACTTCCAGATGTTTCAGTAACAACTTTATATTTACCTGCTGTAAAATTTAAGAATGATCTAGCACCACCTAAAAATGTTTTTACATTGTCAATAATTTTTCTAGAACTATCTATGACTGCATTACAGTCCATCAAGTCAATTTGACTTGCACCAGAATAAGGAGTTATATTTGCATCACAGACATCACCTGCTGTTTGCCAATCTGCATAATTAGTATCAAAGTATTCATTAGATATACCCATGCCATATCTACTATTTCTTAAATAATCTAATAAACAATAAATAGGGTTATCTGAATATTCCCATGTAGAACTTGTATCTTCTCTATGACTTCCTGTGCCACCTGTTTTTGTTCCGTCTAAATTAGGATTATAAACTTTTCTTCCTTTTACTAATGCTTGAACTGTTGGAATACTTCCAAACGCATCTTGATTCCATGTAAATTTTAAAGATAAATATGCTAGTCCTCTCAATCTGTGGTTTGAAGTCCATGAAGTTAAACCACCAACTAAACTATCTTGTGTTTGATCGTCTGCACCATAGTGAGGTCTTACTGTAATTAAACTTGCACTATCTTTATAATAATTAGCATCATTACTAGCTACTGTTCTTTCTGTATTATCGGATAAATCACCAGACCAAGTAACAGCACTATCATTAATAAATATTGTAGTAATATCATCTATCTCACCTTCACCTAAAACTAAAACCATATAGAGATAAGCATTATCAGCACCAGATGTTTCAAGAAAGACTACATTCCCTCCAACTTTTCGTGTGCCATAAATGATAGGTATAGAAGCATTTGATTGAAATTTATTTAGTAAAACACCTTGTGCATTTTTATCTGGTTGTAAATCTCCAAAGTCTGGAACTTCTGGAATTGGAATAATCCAAGAAATAACTTCTTCAAATATATCACCAACAAAATCAAAAAAGTCTTGAAAGAAACCCATTATGTTCTACCCCATTTAATATCTTTAACTGTTAATGCTGCAAACTCCATACCTTTATCACCACTAAAAAATCTTTGTTGTGAATTATCACTTGTAGTTCTTCCAGATACTTTTTCAAAGTTTCCCCAATGTGAAGTAATATTTAATTTAACTGTTGCGGTGCTTCCATCATCTATAATATTAGCTTCATCAATCGTTCCATAATATATTAAAAAAGGATCAGCTATTAGAGCATTAGAACTATTTAGGAAACCTCTGTAAATCTTAACTACATCACCAATTACATTGTTGTTTAAAACTACTGATACATATGTTTGTTCAACACCAGATAGATTTATTTGTAGAGAGTTCTTAGCAGGTGAACTAGCTTCATTGACTCCTGCAATACTTAATAAATGACCAGATGCAGTATATGTTAAAGAACTCCCAGAAACATCAGAAGTTAAATCAAAACTACAATCAGTAAGATATACAATTGTTGGAAAGCCTATATGAACTAAATGAACAGGTCTTATGTTTCCTGTTGCAAGTTCTGTTTTGACTGCACTTGTTAATCCTCTTGCCATTATAAACTTTCACAGACATCAAATTCAAAATTAAATAAAGGCTCTCCATCTCCATCTGCATTATTAGCAGGGAATTCTTGTAAATCGCTAACTAAATGAACTGTAAATGGAACATTATCATAAGCTACAGCCTCATCATTTGCTAATGCTGAAACTAAAGGAGGCTCTATAGTAACAGTAGCGGCATTACTACTAGAAGTGACATCCGCAACTACCATGTAAACCTTCGTATGATTGGCAAATTTTAAAAAATCTCCTGCACGAAATCTATGAGTTCCATCTGCATGAAACCCATCCATAGTAATCGTGGTATCTCCTACAGTATGTGCATTGTTTACTAATACTGTTCCAGACTCATTTCCTTTAGCATTTAGGTAATTAGGAAATGTAATTGTAAAATCTTCCTTGCTTGATCTTTGTTTCATTATAAAAGCCATGATTGATTGAAAAGCCAATCTTGGTTGTGTTTTATAACTACAAGTAAATTTAAACCTTTGACCATCTACTTGCCTTCTAAATGTTTTCCCACTATCAGTAGTAGACATAAGAGTTTTTTGTTCACTTTTAATATTTATAGCTGTGAAATCTGTGTTGGGTAAAGCACCACTCATACTAGACTTGCCCTTCCTTGTTCATTAACAGCACTATTAATCATACCTACTATTGTTCCTCTACTATTAGTTAGTAATTCATTAAATCCTTTTGCATCTACTGTTGTAATATTGAAGTTTACAGTTGTAGATCCACCACCTAATTTATCGTTTGGTACAATATTTCCATTTGTGCTAGGTACGAACATTTCTCTACCTGCTTCTCCCACCATATATGGTTGACCTTCTACAACAGCACCTCCTGTTTGTCTTGCTGAGAATGACTGAGATCGTATAGCCGCAACTTGTGCAAATCCTGCCGCACCTTGTGCCGCCGCTACTGCAAAATTTAATGGTGGTGGATAAGTAGCTAATGCGTTTGAAATTGCTCTATAAGTATTAATTATTGTCATTCCTGCTTGAAATGCTTGATATGCTCTAAATGCTGTTTTATTTAATCCAGATAAAGCACTTAATCCTGTTTCTGTTGCACTTACTATTTCTCTTTGTGCATCTTTTTCTAATTGTACTTTTCTTTTATTTCTAGCTTCTTGTCTTTTAAATGCTCTTTCAACTTCCTCATCTAACTTTTTCATTCTTTCAATTTCAGCATGATTTATAGTTTTCATTATTTTACTATTACGAATTGCAAATTGTTGCATTCCTTTTGCCAATTCCATGTTTTTTGATAGTGCTTCACTATTTTTATCAACAATTTCTGTTTGTTCTTCTAT